GGCCTTGCTGGTCAACAACAAGCGGCTCAGGATGCGTTTGGATTAGGTGGTCAGTTCATGGGCCAAGCTGGTATGCCTATGGCTGGTAGAGAACAAGATGTCTATGACCGGATTAGAGCTACACAGCTTGGTGAAGAAGAGAGACAGAGGCTTCAACTAGAAGAGCGTTTGTTTAACCAAGGTCGTGGTGGTGTACGTACAGCTATGTTTGGTGGTACACCAGAGCAACTAGCATTAGCTCAAGCACAGGAAGAGGCTCAGAACAGGGCTTCTCTTGCCGCTATATCTCAAGCACAAGCAGAACAAAGACAACAAGCTGACATAGGTGCTACTTACGGGCAACTAGGTTCTAACATTGCTACTCAAAGACAAGGTTTAGAAGCGGCACAACAACTCATGGCACAACAAGCAATGGAAGGTGGTATGGGTTTGTTTGCTGGTGGTATGGGATTAGAGCAAGCGCAACAACAACTTGGTCTTGGTGCACTAGGCGGTGCATACGTACCACAAGCACAGCTTCTTAATGCTATTCAAGCTACTTCATTGTTCCCGCAGTTGCAACAACGTGGTCAGTTGTTTGGTACTGGTCAATACGGTGAAACTATGATGAGTGGTATTGAGGCTCAACTTATTGCAGAGCAAGCAGCAGCTAATCTTATTGGCGGTATGGGTTCAAATATGCTTAGTGGTGCGTTTGGCGGTGAGTCAGGTTTATTTAGTAAGTTATTTGGGTAGAGGAAAGTAATCATGGCTAAGTTTTCACGAACATTTTTACAAGGTCTTCTCCAGCCTTCTTACCAGCAAGGGTTGTTTGAAGCTGCTCGTGGTATAGGTATGACTCCGGGTCTTATGGCTCTGGAAAAAGAACGTAAAGAAAAAATGCAAAAAATGTCTCAAATGGGTCCAGTAGATTTAGCAAAGTATGCGGAACAAGAAGCTGCAAAAACAGGCAATCCTACTAAAGTTCTTCAAGCTCAACAAATAACTCAACAAGTTGTTCAGCAACGAACACAACAGTCTTTGAACCAGCTTAACACCGCTCGTCAAAAAGCGGTACAAGAAGGTAACATCGCTGCTGCTGAATCTGTTGAAGAAATTATGGAGCGGGTCGCATCTAACGCTGGCTTAGATCCTACTTCAATTACAGGTCAAACTGCTGAAGAAGTGGCAACAATTGAAGGACAAAGAGAAGCAAACTTTATTAAAGCTTACTACTCTGTCAAACCAGAAAACTTAGATCAATTTGTTCAAGCAGCAAAGGATGCGGGGTATGGTACTGCTATTCAAAACTTAGAGGATGACCGCATACAGAGGGATGAAAATCAAAGAAAAATAGCAGAAGGGCAAAGAGATAGAACAATGCCTCTACCCACTACTGGTGTTGAAAAACGTTTAGAAGGGCTACCTACTGAACTACAAGATGACCTAAAACAACGTATAGCTGATGTAAAAGCCTTGGAGCCTAACTTTGCAAAAGGAGAAACATGGACGCAGGGTGGAAGACAAAACGCTGATAGACAGCTACAGGCTATTGAAAATCAAATCACTAATTACAAAATTACTACGTTGCAAAAGCTAAACACTACTAGGCGTCAACTACAAGGTCAAATTAATTCTGTTCGTAGTAGGCTCAACAAACTTGTTGCTAAAGATCCTTCAGGTGCTGATATAGCTCAATATATACCACAAGCTAAAGAAAATGTAAACGCTAGAGAAGCTAGTGGGGTTTTTAGCCAAGAAATACCATCTAACGATCCTAGAATAAAAGCAGAGGCTGTTGCACTAGCAAGACAGCAGCAAGAAGCAGAGCTGGCTCAACGAAGAAGTCAAGAGCAGCTTACTATGCAAGAGTTAGAAGAACAGTTACGTCTTGTTGATGCTGAGTTAGGTGGCGGTTCTAAAAAAGAAGTAGAAACAAAAGACCCTCTTGGAATTAGGTAATCTAAATGAACATAGTCCAGTTTCGTAAACAGAACCCAGAGTACGACGACCTTTCTGATCAACAGTTATCTGATGCTTTGCATTCTAAATACTATTCAGACTTAGATAAAGATGAGTTTGAAACTCAGTTTATTGGACAGACCTTTGAAGAAAAGGACTTAGAACGTGCGCGTTTAGAAGAAGAGTTTGCATTTGCTGAACAAGAACGAGCAACTGCACAAAGAACTCTTGAAGGTGCTGAAGATACAGTCTTAGAAAATTTAGCAGAAGGTGTTCAAGAAATGTCTGCTGCTGGCGTAGGGGCTGTTGCCGATGTAGCTACTCTGATTGCTTCTCCTGTTACTTATGCACTAGAAAAAACTTTAGACGTAGATATTCCTACGGGCAGAGAAGCTTTGGCTATGATTGATCCAAGGCTAGATCCTAATCAACAGTTCATGGAAGAGCGGGGTTTGCTTGGTGCAGAAGGAGTACGGTTAGCTGGAGAGCTTGCAACTGTTGGTGCAGGGTTTGCTCCAGTGGCACGCGATCCTGCTAAAATAAGTTCAGCAGTACAAGATATTGCAGGCTTGGGTATGACTAAAACTCCAATAGCTCCTGCTGCTGTTGTTGCAAAAGAAACTCGTGAGTTTAATTTAGATACTGTTGAAGGTGTAAAAGAATTTGCAGATGATTCTGCGGTTAGGTTTGATGTTGAAGAAGCTCGTCCTAAATTTGAGTCATACGAAAAGTGGGAATCAATAGAGCTTCCTGCTTATGAAAAAACAATGGCTAATTTAGGAAAGCAGTGGGATAGAGCGGCAAAGCAACTTGATAACGCGGAAGAAAAACTAAGAGAGGCTATTGGTTCTGGTAGTGAAAGTAAAATTGCTAAGGCTCAAGCCGGTTTTGATAAATCAAAAGCAAAGTTAGATGAGCTAGAAACTAAAGTATCAGAACCTCCTGAGATGCCTAGAATTGATGCAACAGCACAGCAAAGACGAGACTTTATAAAACAAGAACTTAAAATTGCTGGTGTTTCGGATGATGTTATACGAGAAGTAGTTCTTCCTCAACGATACCGCAAGCCTAAACCTTTCCAAGAACTTATGGAATATGATATTGCTGCTATGCGTGGTATATATAATACTGCGCCTAGTAAAGCTGCAAATTTATTTGACCGCCTTGCTCGTCCTGTATCTTCTGTAGTGGCTAAAATGGCTGGTTCAAGAGTGGGTGTGCTGTTTGAATCTAGTTTTGAAACAGCAGGACGTAAACAAGAGTTATTTTTAAACAAGTACTACTCTGACGAAACAAAAGATTCTTTTGCAGAGTTAGTTGATTGGGCGAACAACGATAACATTAAGAAATTGTTTTTAGATTTATACAAGTCACCAGAAAATTTAAAAACAATCTTACAAGAAGGATCTTCTATGAGCCAAGGAGCCAACGCGCTCCTACGTAACTTGATTGCTGATAGTAAGGTTCATCAGAAAGAAGCTGGTAGATTGTTTAAAGAAGAAGTACAGCAAGATGAAATTTATTGGGCTTCAGGTACGACACGTTCAAAGGATGTAGATGAAGGTCTTGGTCCGGATATTGAAACAGGGCGAAGAGTTGAGACAGGTGTACAAGAAAGGGTTAGAAAACCTGCTGAGATTATGGACCCTGACGAGTTAGCAGAATATGCTAATCCTATCCTTGAGCAAGTTAATAGAATAGCAAAGCAACAGACATTAATTGAACTTTCAAAGTCTTTTAGAGTTAGACCTAGTTTGGGACTTACTGAAGACAGTGGTTCTTTCTTTAAAGAGTTAGAGAATACAATAACACAACAGTCTAACTCTCCTGTTACTGGAAAAAGAGTAGCTGACTTAGCTAATTCTACTTATATAGGAGCGCGTAGCCGTCCTCATACAGCTATAGAAACTTTTATGAGACAAAGCTACGCAGGAACACTAGGTCAATTTGATTCTGCTTTTCTAAACCTGCACGATGCTGCTGTCTCTATGGTTAAAAACGGTTTTATGCCTACCATGAAAGGTATTATGCAGCGAGAGGGTATGCGTATACAGGACTTTGGTATAGGGGGTAACAATAAAAACATTGGAGAATTTCAAGCAGGCTTTGATGAAACACTAGAAAAAGGTGTACTTCAAAAAGGATCTGAATGGTATCAAGAAAAGTCTTTCAAGTACTCTGGTTTTAGAGCTATGGATAGAGTCGGTAAGGGTATTGTTCTTAGGGGTTCTTTAAACGCAATGCGTAAGGCTGCTAAGACAGGTAAGTTAAAAGAGTTTAAAAATTATTTTTCTCCTCAAGAGATAGCGTTAATTAGAAAAAATCTAGCACAAGAAACATCTCTTGATGCTATGCCTGACAAAGTTAGAGAGATTGTTTTACGTGGTATGTTTAGTAGGCTAGGTGAACAACAACTTATATCAGCAGCAGGTAGACCACTTAATTACTTAAAAAATCCAATGTTTAGACCTGTATGGGCTTTAACAGGATTTGCTTTAAAGCAAGCTGAGATGGCTAAGGTAGGTGTAGTGGATAATATTGCTTCTAAAAAATATAAAGAAGCTGGAAAGTTTGCGGCAAATTATATGTTGTTTGCTGGTTTAGGTTACGGCCTTATTAATCAAGCTAGAGGAATACCTCAAGCAATGTTAGGAAAAGATACCAAAGAACCTAGCGTTGAAGGAGTAGTGTTAGACGCGCTGTCACAACCTATACAGGTAGCTACTTTTGGTAAATTAGGTGACCCTTATGCAAACTCACAGTTTCAACAAGACCCTGTAGGTTATCTTATGACATCTTTTGTACCACCTACAGGAGTAATGGGTGGCGTAGGTAAAGATGTTCTTGATCTTATTTATAAACAAGAAACAGACTTAGAGAGTCTTAGGGGTATTCCCGGAGGCGATGAGCTACGAGCTTTGTTAACAGATAATGAGTATTAATTATGAACGATGATAAACACACAGTAAGCTACACATCTCACGACTATCACAGTATGTGTGAGCGTTCTAAAGATCGCATCAAGAAGATGCAGAAGGAAGGAATACCTACGCCCCATGACTCTAAAGATAAGCCAGAGGACGTAGGCAAGCGTGATGGTTACTCTATCTTGTTTATGTCTTAGATCTCACAGTTGTTACCTGTGCAGGCTAGTTCTTGACTACCTTCAGTCATATCAGACTCCTCATTGATATCCCAGTTGATCTCAGTGGGGAAGTCTTTTACTGCTTGCTTGTAGGTTTTCTTATCAATGGGTTGATAGGGAGCCTGTTGGAATACATGGTCTGAGTAGGGTAAGAAGCTAACACCTGATACCTTATCGAACTTGTTCCACAACCACTGTCCTACCTCAAGAAACTCATGATCCCTATAGTAGCACGTCATCGATGGCTTGTGCTCACACCAGTAGTCCTGATACAACTCCCACAAATCTAACTGCTCTATTGCACCCATAGCTGAGGCTGTCACAGCGCCCTCTGGTGAGGCGATAGGGAAGCTGAATACCTTAGTACTAGCACTGTGTACATCTGTCTCTACAGGGACACCAGCAGCCTCTAATACAGCACAAAGAGGGTCACGAGAATCTGCTCTAACTGTTCGTATATATTGTTCGCTATAGCGAGGATGGATACCAGAAGCACTATCGACCAACTGACTAACAGTGCCGCTAGGCTTAATCGCAGTAATAGCTGTAGAGGGGTTAATGTTAAGTCTCTTAGCCCACCGCTTGTTAGTCTCAATTGCTTCTTCTCGCATGTCTGTAAGCCACTTCTTAAGCTTTGCATTGTCTCCTCGTCCTGATAGTAAAGGATGGTCCATGATACCTGTTAGTGATACACCTAGTAAAGCTTCTTCTTCTGTGTTTGTCTTCCAGATATTCCTTAAGTATCTAAAGTCTGTGAGGGTAGCCTGTAAAGTTCCAAGGATAGCCGCAATGCGTACCTTTCGTTTGAGACTAGCGAGCGTATCGTCTGGCCTGACAACAACTTCTGATAGATTGCAAAACTGGTTGGGGCGTAATATTATCTCACTGCAAGGATTCGTACCGAAATCGTAGGTAGCATCTCGTCTGCCATTCCTTTCAGCTTGCTTTTGACTAGCAACTCTGCTGAAGAAACCTCGTTCTCCTGAGTAGGATTCATATAAACTTTTCCATTCTTCTAAGTAGGCAATAAAGTCAGGCGTTTCTGTGTAACAAGCAGAGTTGTTAGAGAGTGCACGTTGTGGATTAGCATGATACCACTCACCTGTCTTAGCTCTGCGTAGCCTGTCATCAGACAGGTTAGATAGTGATATGAGTGCTGATCGTCTTACTCCTCCTACTACTACTATTTGTGCGATTTTGCAGCAAAGATCGTGGCATTCAATGGATGTAAGCTTTCGTCCAGCAGATCCTTGAAACAACCCGGACGTGAATTTGAATAGTTCGATGAGAGGTTCTGGACCACTTGCACGACCTCCGAAAGTTTTAAGTGTGGCACCTGCACGTCGTACTCGGCTAACGTCCCATTGGGGAATTTGACCTGAATACAACAATGATACCAGTTCCCTAAACGATTTCGCCCATCCGATCTTTGAATCCGCAACATTAATAACTGTGTCTGTTTCATGAAACTTCTCCGCAACTTCAGGCAGCTTGGCTATGTACTGTCTCTCAACACTAAAGCCTACACCTGTGCCACACATGAGAATGTACATCATCTCATCGAATGCTTTAGGGTGATCAATAGGTAAGTAGCTACAGTTAAACCCTGCTACGTTGTCACGGTCTAGTGCTTCACCTGCTGTCATCAAGGCTCTCATACTAGGCATTACATCTAGGTCATGTATAGCCTTGAAGATTTCAGATACTTCAAAGTCATTAAGGTCTGCTTTGTCTACCCAATAGTTAACATAACGATTAACTGTTTCTTCCCATGTCTCTCGACGTTGTTCTTTTGCATTGTATCGTGCGTAGCGTGACTTGTGTATGTATTGTTGATATGCGTCCATTAAGTTATTCCTAAAGTTTCGTTTATGATTGCTGCCTGTGCCAAACCTAAAAGTAAGTACACACCATCAGGGTATTGTTCTGTAGCTGTGACTTCAAATACCTCTCCGTCTTCATACATAATAACAACACACTTGATAGGTCTTTTTTCTTCTTCGTAGCATAAACTACGTGCTGATAACAACGCAAGAAACTCAGAGGTTTTTATGTCGTTGTTTTCTTTGCTTCCAAAGTTACCTTCAACTATTTTCATTGACCATACGCTCCAGAAGTATTTCTAGATAGTGTATTGCTTTACGTATATCTTCTACTCCACCTTTATCTTTGTGTCTTGTAATATATTTGATAGCGTTTGCTTCACACCAATCAAGTTTATTAGCAAGGATAAAATCAACTGGCTGTATTGAGTAGCGGTTGTAATGAGATCCTCCTACTTGTTTCTTTATAGCTTGGTCATTAGGATGGTATAGTTTACCTGTGAATGTCTTAGACATATTGTTCCACTCTTCCGGGGTAATGTCGTCTATAGATCTACTTTCCTGACAGTTTTTACGTAGCTTCTCACAGTCTTTTTCAAGCTTTGCACAGTCGTCTTCATTCATGTTCCACTCATTCTGCATATTCTTCCTCCAAATCAAACTTCCAACTGTTAATGTTTACTCTATCAGAAAACCTTTCAACTAAATCTTCAGATGTAATTTCTAGTGCTTCCATAATAGTAACTTCATCATACCTAGAAGCAACTCGTTCTAGTATTTCATCAAGAGTTAACACCGTACTTCCCCCGTAGGTATGTCATAGACACAGGCATCTCATCAAACGTACCGTTGT